GCACAAAGAGCAATAAGAGCACACTGATGATCAATAAGACCACCAACATTTCAATGAATGATACTAAAATTCTTGGTTTTTGATACCGCCTTTACATGAGCTGTAATCTCCTTGGCACGCTTGAGCAATTCACAGGCTAGCTGGTAGCTATCCAGCTCCTCGTCTGCTAGGACTAACTGCCACATCTTGTAAAACTTCCCTCTGTACTTGATGTAGACCCTGCACCAGTGCTCTACACCATAGCTAGAGTACTCAATGCGGTCAAGTTTGATACGTTTGATTTTAGTCATTTTATTTCCTCCTTGCCTAGATATTCGTAAAAACTCCCAGAAAATGCAAAAAAGCCCCTAGGATTTTTCCTAAGGGCTTAATGCGTCTTATGCTAAAAGGAGTATATCCTTTCTAAACTGGTTTCTTGGAGATTGTGTAGGTTACTCCATTGATGGTAATTTCAATCCCCTCAATGTTGACCTCAATCTTGTCTGTGCTACCGACATTATCGACGGTAGCAGTGTCATACTTAGCTAGTGAGCCATTTTCAGCCTCAATAGCTTTCAGACGGCTTGACATACCTACCAGGTAATTATCATAGCCTGTAGCAGCGTAGTCATAGACTGCACCACCGACCTTAAACATGCCTTTGACAGCCTCGCTAAAGGTCTTAGCACCGCTGACCTTGTAGGAGCCATCAGCACGTAGTAGATAGAACCAGTCAGTCAGGAAATCATCTACAGAGGCGTAGTGCATGTAGTTTCCTCCCTCACTTGCTGGTCTTGCTAAGCCTTGGGTTACTGTCACACCGCTAGGACGCTCTCCTTTACCTGTCCAGGTCATGCCGCCCCAGTTGTTATCCGCCTTACCTACTGCTGAGGTGCCCCAAAGCCCCTCAAAGTGTAGGACGGTGATAGCGTAGCTAGGGAGGATGTTATGCTCCTTACACTTAGCAAGGATGACATCTAGGACGGATTTTTTGAGAATTGCCCCGTTAAAGGACAAGTCACCGTCCTCTTTTGTGATTTTTGTGTCTGTCGCTTTACCAGTTGCCCCAGTTTCTCCTGTTTTGGGTTCAGTGGAGGAATTTACCACCTCACTTTTTGGAGCGTCTGAGGGCGTTTTAGAGGCGTTTCCTGATGTGCTACCTTTCAGGATTTCAGTAACCCGTTTTTGAACTGCGTCATAGTCAGAGCTTAGGGCTTTCTTACGTTCCTCACCGTTTCCATGCTTGCCTTGGATAACTTCCTGAGCAAGCTGGTCAATCGTCTTTTTAGGTGCCGTAACTTTGCCATTGATGACTGCCATGACAGCCTCATATTGATTGCCAAGAGCTGCTTTGCGGGTATCTCCGTTACCGTACTTACCTGCCAGGGTCTCCCTAACCAAGGTATCAAGGTCTTTGCCTAATGGTGAGGTTGAGGGCGTGCTTGCTTGGTTCGTCAAGCGGTAAACATAGCAATACATCCAACCACTAGCAGCCGCCGTCTGATTGTAGTTGTTTACCGTGATACCGTTGTGAGCGTAGTTACAGTGAATGATGTTATCAGGGTCAATAAAGATACCTGTGTGACCTCCAGCGCCGCTAGACTGTCCACGTTGACCCCAGATGAAGATATCACCACACTTAGAGTCCCAGTCCTGATCTTCAGCAACAAGCGTGTAACCGTTCTTAATGAGCCAGTCATGCTCATACTCCGTATTTACTGCCCAGCCCGCCGAAATTGCTCCAGCGCTCATAAGGGCAAAGTAGACAGAGCTAGAACAGTCGTAAGAGTTCGGCCCGTTACGGTAGTCCATAGAGTAGGTGACCTTGCCAGCTCTTGCTGCCATCCAGGCAATGGCTGCCTCTGTGTTAATTCCCATGTCAGTTACCTTTCCATGCTTCGTTAGCTTTTTTGACAGCAGCTTCAATAAAAGTATTAAGTTCTTGATTCGTCAAGTGGATATTTTGAGACTCAAGGCCCTCGATCAAGCTCGTTTTAGCGTGCTCAAGCTTATCTGCTCCGTGGATATCCAACTTGTCCGCAACTTGCTCTGTAGCTTGTACAGCGTTCTTTGCTAAGATTTCAGCAATCTCGATTGCTTTCTTGCCTCCACGCATAAGCAAATATTTTTTGAGTGCTTGAACCACGATACCCGTCAAAACGACTAAAATGCTCATCGCTGATGTTGTGATAATGCTTGTGATTTGATCCATGTTATTTTTCCTCTTTAATTTCTAGCTCCAAAAAGCGCTCAAAGAGCACTTTGATAGCTCCGTTACCGCCTAGTTCGACGTAACTTTCATATAATTTTGACAACTCTTCTAGCTCGTGCTGGTTTGTATGTCCGCGTTTGAGCGCGTTCTTTAAGTTTTCCTGCAATCGAAAGCGTTGAAGCCGTTGAAGTCCTTTCCCGATAATCGTTAGATTTCGTTGGTTATCTTTCCCGATTTCTTCCACGGCTGAGACTGACTTATCGAGGGTATCTATCTTATTCGATAGGCCCTCGATACGTTTGTCAGCTTCTTTTGTGGTTTTTGTACTCTTGAATGAAAAGTAACTTGGAATGATAACGACTAAAACGGGAGTCAATTTGTCAACTAGTGTTAATAGGTCCAATTTTACCACCTCCCCATTAAATTACTAGCTTACTGGACGGGTTGAGTGTCCAGATCTGTATCCTCTTTTGGCTTCGTCCACTTCCAGACTGCAAGTTTCCCATTTCGTTCAAGGCTTGCAAGTTGGTCAAGGGTTTCACCGTTGTAAGTGAAGTCACTATTGACTTGTACCATAACACGATTACCCTCGCCATACAAGGCATTGTATGTACTATCTTCAATCGCGAAGATTTCTTGCGATTTGTAAGTCTTGCCAGATTCCCCAAGGTCAATCAATTCAAGACCACGCTTGTAGATTGTTGGGTCTAATGGGTTCTCCGTATCAGTCACACGGGCCAATACTGCCCAATCTGCTACTGCTTTAACTTCTGCGATTTTAGTATCTTTTTCAGCAAGTTTTTGCTCGTAGCTTTCAGCTTGTGTGTGCAAGTCCTCTTGCAGCTTCTTCACACCGTCCGCTGGGTTAAACTCTGTCGCGATCTGACCCAATACCGCTTCGATTAGCGAATCATCTGATTCGTTAGTGCGATCACCGATGAGTACACGGTCAAAAGCCGTATATGGTGCGTCTTGTCGAATTGCGACAAAAGTTTTGTTTGTTTCCTGTAAGTATTTATTTACTACTTTAAATGTCATTATTTACCTTCTTCCAATTTTTGAGAAGCCTCGTCAAACAGCTCTTTGAGTGCTGGATCGCTCTCTAAAACCTTGTTAAACTTAGCTAGTAAGTCGTTAGCTTGCTTGCATTGTTCTTGCGATTCTTCGTAGAGCGCCTCAAACTGTGCTGATACCATCTCTGAATTTGCTAGTCTAAAGCTGATTTTATTCAAAGTTCGTCGATATGTCTGTTCATTCATCAATTTACATTATCCCCCCAATTTCCTGTACCGCGATAACCCATGCGGTTAAGCATATCTTTAAGAGCCATCTTAAGACGTACACCATTTACATAAATTTCGTCAACGTGGATCTCACTTAATCGCCTGTCACTTCGGCCGATCGAATGTCTAGTTCCGTTTTCGTTCGACGGTATCAATCTGTGCTGATTATCAGTATAATCTGCTGCCTTAAAAATCCACGGACTACGCATACTATTATTAGTCATAATAAGCACTTGATCTCCGACAACTTCAGAAAGCGAATCAGTAGCGCTGTTGTATGTTCTAAAACCAGCAAAACCGCTGTTATGCGACACTCCTGTTCCATCACGATTTGAGCCGATAATCGTTAGAGTCGATTTCTTGATACCGCGATTAGTGATCTGGTCATCGTTTATCATTCGGATGAATTGCAACGGGAATCCTCCTTTTTGCCGATTGATCCCTGCATCATTATCCAATATATTTATTTGACTGTTCTGCAGATCGATGTTCATTTTGCCGTTTAACCCTTCGATCAGACCACCTCTAAACGTAAGGCCTGTAAATGTTCCAGATGTCACATTCTTAGCATCAAAATTGACAACATTGATTTTAGCGAAGTCGGCCTCACCGCCGGATATCTTGCTAGCTGAAACTTTCTTTAGATTCGCGGAATCAATGACTGCTTCATCTATCACGGTCTGGCCAGTGATATGTGTCAGTCGTCCATCTATTCGGTTGTTCCCGTCAGCGAGTACATTGATTGAGTTGAGTACATCGCCGTTGCTATTGAGGTTCTTGACTGCCCACGAGCCTGCGAGTTGTGTCATTTGTGTGCGAACTGCTTCGATAGGCTCTGCACTGTCTTCGGGTGCTGGTTGCCATTTGCGGTCATTTGTACCCTCATAGAAGTCAAGCTCTGTCATAAATAGGCCGGCCCATCTGCCGTTGTCATTTCCAACGTATTCAAATTGCAAGTAGCCATCGTCAAAATCACCTACATTAAACTTAAATGATTTTTTAACAGCCATAGAGCTATCAAAAATCGGGCTTCCGTTTTTTTCGAAAATTAATTGTTTTCCTTCAAAATCCGCTGTACTTCCCTTTTTACGTTTGCAAAAATAAACTTTAAAACTCTTTGAATTAGCGTCAAAACCGAGCATGTTGAGCATATAGTCAGCGTTACGTTTAACGATAAAATGTGGGCTTTGAACAATTGCTCCTGGTCTTAAAGAAAACATTCTCTTTTGGCCGTTAAAATAAAAGGTGTGAGCTGTAAAACTCATCTTTCCATTTGTTTCAGTCCAATATTTCAGTCCCTCATCTGCCCTTGAGTTCCTGAGCATGTTAGGGCCGCCTTGCGTAGAATACTTCCCAACCTCGGTTTGAAAGATTTGGCTTGACATGACCAAGCGTGATAGCTTGTCTGGCATATCTGTCTCGCTCTCACCGATCACGCGCTCATACAGCTTGTTAGATTCGGTCAGATGGTTAAATTTTGCGCTATTTAAAACTTGCGCCTTGATCTGCTCGGACAACGTGGGCATATCTGGTATTGTTCCAGCCAATGCTAGCGCTTCTTGTGCTTTTGCGTCAGCCTTAGCAATGTCAATAGCAGTTGACTGCTTGGCTTGTTCTAACTGTTTATCAAACTCTTTCTTGACCTTATCAATATCTTCAGTATCGATGCGCTTCTCCCACATCTCACCATTCCAAACGTACATACGGTCGTATAGGCCATTCTTTTCAAACCAGATGTCCCCTACCTTATGCTCTTTATCGTCTGGTTGATTGTACCAAACCTTGTTACCTTGAGCGTTTAAGAGATAATCTGGTAGGCTATTCTCAAAGTCCTGCTGGGCTTTAGCGATATCATCAACCTTACCAGCAAGACCACTTTGCATTGTAGCACGCACATTCGTACCAATGTCACCAAACTCTACGCTCTCATTTCGTTCGTTGACAAAATCGTAAGTGATCGTGGTTATTTCCAAAGTTTCATCGGTCAGCCCAATCTGTGGATAATAGACGGGTACAATATCGCATAATTCAACTTCTTCGATCCAGCCACGATCTGCATAGTCAAGTGTTTTAGCTAAATCCACGTACTCGATCTTGGTATTGATTTTAGGCTTACCGATTGAGTTGCGTTCCATGTAGTCAGTAGCTAGTTTGCGCAACTTGTCGGGAGTTGGAATATCCTTGTTTTTGCTATCGCTCTTAAATTCGCTGGAGAAATCTACGACCTTAATTCTACGATGAGCGTAGAGAGCCTTGTATTTGCTATCTACGTAGTTTTCTGGGATGGTTACCGTGATAGGGTCTGGTTGGCTATCGCTTGTGTCACCCTCTGGCTTATCGGGTGTGTACGTCGCGAATGGTAATACGCTAGTATATGAGCTTTCAATCGTTTCGTCCGATTCAGCAGATAAGATGTTACGTCCATACTCTAGCACAGTTGGCGCAGTACGACCTAACTGCTTATGCAGTCGAACGGTCATATTGTCAAACTCGTATTCACCGCCATAGATATCTAAAATCGAACCCTCGACACCACCAAGGGCTTGACGTGCGTTTTCCATTTTTGAGATGTCAAACACACCCTTACCAGTAGTCTGGATATCAGACCAGACATCAAAACGTAGGTCACCAATAAGCGCACCTTTCCAGATAGATAGTGCGCTATAAGCCGATCCAGCGAATACTGTGGCATTTCGCAATGCCATGTATCCCAACTTGTGACTGATGTGTTGGCCGTAAATTTTAACAATGTTACTACTATCTTTGACAACCCGAGAGATTTCAAATGTCTGATTCTTGGTTCTTAGCCCAGCATCAGCTTTGAGCTTCATCTCTTTTTTCAAGATTGAGACCATCGGGTCATTCACGGGAATCTCAGCATATAGCGTATAATTCCCGTTACGTTCCCTTGTGGCAGTCCCCTTTGTGACATTAAGTTCACCGAGGCCATACGTATCAAACGACTGCTCGTCTTTATTAAATAGTATAGGCCTCATAGCTTAACCCCCCAATATGGTGCCATCTTAACCGTAAAATCGCCGTCCCAACTTATCAAGTTACGACCAGCGTCCAAATACGGCATTTGATATTGTGGCGCTCTTACGACCTTATCCCACGCTGGCAAGTTACCAGAATATACTTGGTTAGCTTGCATATCGAGTGTTATCTTATTTTGTACGGCTCTCAACTTAGTCTTGCGACCGTTAATAGTGAGAGTACAGTCGCCCGATCCCACTAGCGTGATGATAGGTTTTGCGTTAATGGTACCGACACCGTTGACGGTAGCACCGTTCGAGAGCGTTTGAGTAGTACGGCCTTGTTTGTAAAATTTGACTGGATAGGTCAAAAAGTTCAGCTTGACCTTGCCAAACTGTCGCATAAGGCTAGCAATTTCAAAAGTTTCAATAAATGCTGAACGATAGATAAAATCTGGATCCCACGATAACGTCAAATCTTTGTAGCCCTCAACGTTCAACCAGTTACTGATTTCACTTCCTGCGTCTGTGAGCTTACGATTAGACATAATCGTGCAAGGGAGTTCGATAGTAACAGATTTCAAGCGATTGTTAGGCAGTAGCAAGTCACCATCACGGCCAGGTACTGCCACTGTATCGATATCTTGACCAGTTGAATTGATTACATAATCACTTGTGACACGTAAACCGAATTTACTGCTATCTGTGCCGTTAAATGTAAATGTGTCCATCTATGCCATTTTACCTCCCTCTAAATTAGTGTAGTAAGCAAGCTCACGCAAGAGCCGTCGCATATTCTCTGGACTAAAGAAATTGTCGTTAGCTGTACCACTTGCGTTAAGCGTGTAGTTGTTTGTGACGTTAGAGTTTGAGATTCCACCGTCCGAATAGCCAAACCGTGAAGCTAGCGTGTCAGTTAGACCACTAACAAGATCACCGCGACCTGGTAAGTTAAAGCCAAAACCGTCAGTGTATTTCTTGCCAGACTCTACGGTTTTATTTGCCAAATCAGTCATAGAATCATCTACATAGTAGCCATATTTCTCGATACCTACTGCCATACCTTCTGGGATAGCACGACCAACCTGGTCTCTGAATACTTTAGATGGCGAGTTAATCCGCAAGGTAGATCGTGCTGCAGCCACCGCGCTACTTGCGATGCTGGCCGCTGCTGCTGCAACCGATCCAGCCATTGCGTAGATACCACTCATCATACCCTCACCGATAGCCATACCTGCGCTATAGCCTCCGCTGTAGCCTCCAGACATTCCACTGTGAGCTGACGATTTTAATGAGCTAGATGCGCCGTGTACTGCGCCGTTTTGGCTAGCGATACCACTTGTAACACCAGTACCAAATTGCGTACCAGAGTTACGGCCATCACTACCAAGCGAGCTTACGCTGACATTAATCAACTGTTTCATGATGCCTGCTGCGCCAGTGGCAATTCCTTGTGTGGAAGCGATACCTCCACCGACACCAGAACCAAATTGGGATCCTGCTTGTTGCCCGTTTGATCCCATCGTGAGAAATTGAGCGGATACGGCAAGGTTCAGTGCGGATGCTGCGCCTATCGCGACTTGTTGCCCGACACTGATTCCGGAAGCTACTCCTGTACCAAATTCAGCACCCTTGGCTTGCCCTTCTTGTCCGAGTCCAGACATTCCGGTCACAGCAAACATCTTCAATGTGTCTGCTGCTGCTTGTACGGCACCGGCTCCACCAGTAGCACCAGAAGCTACACCAGAACCAAGTTCGGCACCTTTAGCCTGCCCTTCGCCAAAGAGTCCAGACAGGACTCCAAGAGAGGCAGTCTTGAGCAATTCACTCGCACTTTGTGCTGCTCCTTGGTTGTCTGTAATCCCTTGCGCATACTGACCACTTACTTGTGATCCGCTGTACTTGGCTTCTGTTGGTAAGTTATTAAAGGCTTGTTTAGCACCCTCGGTCATTTCAGAAACTGCTTGTTTAGGTGCGTCTTTGTTTGCCCGCACACCGTTCGCTGCATCTTCTGGTATTTTCCTTGCTGCAGTTTCAAATCCTGCATCAACGAGTGCACTTCTAAACTCATCACCGATAGCCGTTACCATGCTTTCGATTTCGGGCGGTAACTCTTGACCTGCAGCACGAATACCACGCAAGAAGCCCTCTTTGGCTTTATCTCCTGCCTCGGTCCACTTGCCATTGAGCCGTCCCAATTGCTCATCTGACGCATCTACAAGGGCCTGCGTTTGGTTGGCCATTTTAGGACCAGCCTGGCGCATTTGTTCGATAAGCCCTTGATCAAGCCCACGTTTAGCGAGTGTTTCAAGGTTTTGTGACCACTTATCTACTGCATCAATATTTTTCTGCAAGTTAGCGGTCATTTGATCTGCAGATAAGGCTGTCTGTTGTTCGATTGCCTGGAATGCGTTCTGAACTTCACCCTTGAGGTTAGCAAACTCTTGTTGCATCATTTCTACAGCTTTTCGCTGAGCGTCATTCATGTTTTCCATCGTATAGATCATACGACCAGACGCATCTTCTGTAGATTTGGCCTTGGCTTCGTTGTTTTTGACGATTGTGTTCGTTAATTCGTTATCGGACTCTTCAGTTTTCTTGATATCGTCCTGGAGCTTCTTGACTTCTTCGTTGTACTTTTGTTTTGCTTGGCTCTTGATTTCGTCTCTTACTGACGAATTGGCAAAAAATCCACTTTCTGCGTCATCGGTTTCTCTGATAGTATTCTGGTACTCTTTTTCGAGTTCCTTCATCTTATCCTTGATTTCATAACGCTTCTTGGCATTCTCGACCATCTTGTCGTTAGCAGCCTCAATCTCAGCCAATGCTTTAGCAATCTCAATCTGCTTACGGATCGCGTCCGTTGTCATGTTGATTGTGCCGGTTGCCTTGTCGTACTGGATGTTCAACCCCTCAATACGTGAGTTAAGGGTTTCAGCAGCCGAAGCAAGCTCTTTCTTTTGAGCGGCAGTCTTGTTTTCGACTGCGTTCAGTTCGTCGATCTTTCTGACTAGTCGCTCATTATCCTCGGCTGTCGCTTTGATTTCATTTCTGCGGTCTTTATAGGCTTCATTGCCTTTGTTCACACTTTCGTGTAAATCGTCGAGGGAGCGCTTAAACTCTTCATTCTTGGCCTTGGCTTCCTTGGACGCTTCGCTCTCTTGCGTTAACCATGACACCAGACCAGCGATAGCACCGACAACCAGAAATACTCCGCCAGAAGATAGGGAGGCCAAAGCCCCAGCAAGTCCGGTAGTAGCTCCTGTTGCTACAAGCGAGGTACTGGTTAGAGATACTAGGGAAGTGATAAGCGTACCGATTAGGCTACCGATCCCCTTGATAATCGCAAGGCCTAGCATTGCCCCTTTAAAGAGCAAGACCGCACCTACAACTCCGGTAAACACCGAGATAAGCGGGTCTAAAACAGGTTTGAGGAAACCTAATACACTTACTAGTGATTTAACAACTGGTGTAGCTCCACGAATGACACTAATGATAACGTTAAAGGTATTATTAATGACATCTTTGATACTGTTCAAATGCTCGGCTATACTCTTACCAGTGACAGACTTACTTAATTTGTCAAACTCAGTAATGACATTCGCGATACCTTTCGCAATCGCACTAACAATGTTAGTAAACGATGTTCTGATCCCCTCGGAGTTCTTCTTTGCCATTTCAGCAAATCCGTTCACTCCTTTGTTTAACTCAATCAGACGCTTGCTAAAGTCACTGAAAGTTATCTTGCCATCTTGCAAAGCCTTGTATAGGTCATTCTGTGCCGATGCCCCAGCATAGCCAAAAGATTCTGCCGTTTTTTGCAGGGCATAAGACATGGTTTCTTGCAAGGTCTTCCATGATTGCAAGTCAACCTTTCCGGATGATAACATCTGGGTATACTGCGTTAAACCGCGCGATGCTTCTTCGGTAGAAGCACCAGAGGCAAGGAACGCATTATTTAAGGCGATTGTTAACTTCGTAGACTGCTTCAAATCACCAGTCATTGAGGTTAGCTTTTGAGTAGTCGCTACAACCGTATCAAGCGTTGTAGGTAGCCCCTCAATACCTTCAGAAAGCAACTTAGTAGAGGCTGCCACATCTTTTGATGAGTGGCCAAAAGCCTTCATTACTTTAGGGAACCGTTGCAATGTATCAAACCGGTCAATCGCTTTATCCATTGACTGACTGACAAGATTCATAGCAGAACTGACAGCCTTAAAAGCTACAGCACCGACAGAAAAGTTCTTGATCGCGTCTTTGATCTTGTCAAATTTTGACGCGCTTTTCTCTGCTTGGTCGCCCGTGGTTTTGATGATGTCTTTTAGTCTGACAAAACCGCCACCACTCTGTGATGCAACTTGTCCAGCTTTATGGACTAGATCAGCGCTTACTTTAAAACCATTCCCGCCAGTTTTACTGATTGTACCAGCTTCCCTAACTTTCTCGGCTGCCTGTTTAAAAGCATCACCGCCAGACTTAGAGAGCGCCCCGGCTTCTTTGATTTTAAAACTTGCTGACTTAAAGCCCTCTCCGCCTGTTTTGGCTTCATTACCAGATGCCTTTACTTTTTCTGCCGCTTGTTTAAAGCCATCACCCGACCGTTGAGCTAGATCTGAGCTTTCTTTGACTTTCTCACCGGCTTGTTTAAATCCAGAGCCAGACCGCCCAGCTAAATCAGAACTTTCTTTAATCTTCTCCCCAGCACGTCGAAAGCCATTGCTTGATGTTTCGGATAGCTTTGCACCCTCAGCCATACGGTCACCGGCACGTTTAAAACCCTGTCCAGCTCTTAGAGCCTTATCACCAGTGGCCTGGATACCATCTCCGGCACTTTTGACACCTTGGCCCGATCGACGGGCTTCGGATTCTAAACGCTTCAAGGCGCTTGACAACTCTGACAGTTTCTTGCCGTTAACCTGGACGTCAATGACTATTTTTCCATCTGACATTATTCATCTCCCTCCTTTCCGTCTAATCTGTATTTATTCTGTAGCCGTCTCATTTTGGCCTTGTACTCGCTACTATCGTTTTTCGAGGGCTTCCAAGAGCGTATCTCTACTAATTGAGATACAGCCGTCCCCTCTGGCATACCGTTGAGTAACGCGATAAATTCGGGCCATTTTAGCCGGCCTTGTGCTTCAAAGAGGTTGATATTGTACGCTTGCACGAAGCTAGCGTATATTTCCTGCGCGTCTACTTCAAAATCAATCAAACGAATATCATCTTCTTCGTCCTTGGCCACTGGCATAGGGTTTCCGTGCCGGTCATAAACCACGCGCTCTTTTTTAGTTCTCAAAAAATGCTCGTTGATATATTCCCAAGCAGCAACGATATCCTCTGGATTGTCCAAGGCTTCGTCCGTCATCATTAAAACCGCTGTACGCATCTTCTCAAGATTATTCATGACTTCGTTGTCAAACATCTCGAATACGTCCAGCACCAGATCAAAGGAGCAATCCACCTCATAGGTGCGTCCGTTTAATTCAAAGGAGTTTTCTATAGGCTCATTTAGTTTCATGAGCAGTCCCCCTTTTTATTTTTTGCTGGTTTTTTTCTTTTTCGCTTTTGCTTTTTTAACAAATGATTCAGCAACTGCTCCCGATGCTTTAGCTCGCTCTTGGCCTAGACGGTCAAGTTCAGCTCCTAGCATGGTATCCACTTCATCAAATGCATGATCCAAAGCGTCAAGGTCTGGATAACGTTCGTAGAGTTTAGCAAAGGTACCGTCCCCAAATAAGACATCATACTTGATCTCCGTCATCTTCTTTTGCATTTCAAAGGCTTCGTCAATAACTTTTTTGTTAATAACTCCCTCTTTGAGATCGTCAAACTCTCCATTATTTGACCGTTCAATCAGCTCTAACTGGTATTTATTAAAGCGTTCTGCAATCTCTTCCTGGAGCGTAGCAAGCCGTGAGATATTTTCTAGTGATGTATTAAATTGGAGTTCAATTTCTCCGATGTTGATAGGGATATAATTTCGTTTTAATTCAATTGAAATAGTCATGTTTTTCCTCCTTTAATGCACAAAAAAAGCGCTACCTTGATAGATAGCGCCTAAACTATAATTAGACGACTGCTGAAACTTTTGGAAGGGAGTTGTATGAGAGTTTGCAACCAAATTCTTCGTATTCTGCAGCAGCACCCGAACCGGCTTTAATGTCAGATACAGTAGCGATTCCGACTGTTTGATTCTTGTTGTCAGGGTCTACGATTTTGTGCCATACAAGACGATCATTACCGAGCTTGTACTTCAAATCAGCAATATATTTCATTGCTGGATCTTCTTTGTCGTAAGTACCTTTTACAGTATACACACCTTTGACGGCAGTAACTGTAGTTTCTTCTGTCCCGTCCCCATCGTAATACGCAGCAGATGATTTCGTTTCATCTGTGTCGTCCGAAATGTCTTCGATCCATTTTGCGAGTTCCAAATAAGCAGATTTTTCTGGTTCTGTTTTTGGATCAGTTACAGGAGCGATGAAATGCCCACGGAGGGCGTTTTTATAACGTGCCATATATTAATTAATTCCTTTCTTTTTTCGGTTGGAAAACCGTAATGTTTGCTTGAATATCTTGTAAATAGATATAGTAGCCTTGCTCGTCTCTCTCATTTAGAAACGGCATTGCCACATCCAAATTATCAAACGCGTACGAACCGTTAGCACTTGGAATGTCTACGAATAGATCAGACAAAGCCTCATTTACTGCCCATAAGCAAGTGTTGGCTTTCTCGTGATCTTTCGTCTTGACTGCAATTTCAAACGGTAGAGATACATCTCTAGCCTCATCCATATAGATCTTATTAATCTTCCCACCAGCCAGCGGATAGACTACAAGGCTCTCGTCTTCATCTAAATAATCCATACGGGATTTGATAGGGAGATTGAGCGAATTAACAAAGGCATTAAGCCGTTCTAAAAAATCGTTTTTAGCAATCATAGCCCTAATGCCTCCTTACCTTTATCAGCCCACTTGCTACCATACATAGCAGAGGCTTTCTTATCCCACCGTGGGCCAGTTCCAGCCGTTTTACCTTTAGACCAGTGCCAAGAGCGTTTTTTGTTGTATGCACCGCCATAAAACTGCGCCCTTGCATATACAGTGTCATAGATAATTTTGTTACCCGATACGTGACCAGTGCCACGTAGATGCCCGCTTTTAACTGGCACAAATTGTTCCATGTCTAGCATCGCTTGGTTAGCGATAGCATACTCAGCTACTTTCTTTGCATTCGGGCCAAACTTCTTGTTGATCCGTCCTAGATCAACTGTGATACTAATCCCCATTAGATCACCTCAATTTCATAAGTAAGTATTCGCTTATTGATCGGGTGTCTGTTTGGGATGATCTTAACGATGATGTACTCTTGATTGTCTACAATTAACTTGCCATCAATATAAGAGCGATCGATTTCAAAATTGCAGTAATCTGTATCGATGTACAGTACTCCAGCGAACTGGTCTGTGCGATTCTTGCTTTTACCAGACTTTTGTGATTGTACATGTGCGGTACTTTCGTCAAAACGGCAAGGATCAATATATAGATCACCGCCAAATGTTTCTTTTCCCCACTCGTCAATTCCAACACGCTTCTTGATAATAGCCGTATCTACTAACATTCGCTTATCTATCATAAGGCACCCCACTATAGCCAAATCCAGCCATTCTCAGCCAATTTTCAGCATCGAGTGATAGATTATACTTAGATCCTTTTGAAACGTTCTGAGAGCTGTTCTGATAACTTACAGAGGTTCTCCCAATAGTCACGCTAGACAATGATTGTTTTTCCTCTGCCGTAGTGATACCCGAACGATCCAAGTAGTAAATCTGATAAGCAATAGCATTCTTTACAGCTTTTTTGCGTGGCTTAAAGTCGCTTTCAAAGTCTTTGTAAGCATAGAAATTGTGGATGTACAGGTTTACAGTCATTTCTGCGCGTTTGTACAATTCATCGAATTTATCAATTTCATCAAAACCTAATTCAAGATATTCTGGATAGGTTAAATAGTACATATTCTCACCTCTTCTAAAAATAAAAGAGGCTGACTATTTTTCAACCTCTTCTGTCTCTTCTTTTTTGTTGTCCACCCGTACCAAAAACGGGCTTAATTCTGGGTGCGATAATGCACCACGGTTATTCAAATCATCTGCAGTCTTAACTGGCAAGTCGTAGATTTCGTCTTCAATAAAGGATTGATCTAGTTCATCACCCGTAAAAACTACATTTGATGTTGCTTTGTATTTAGCCATTTAGTTTACTACTCCTCGTTACCTTTTTCTAAAAGGGCTGCAAGATCCTTTTTAGTAACTTTCCCCTCTGGAAGTGGAATAGAGCGTTCTTCAAGGAGGGTTTTCAATTCATCCACGGTCATTTTACTGTAAGGGTCAGAGACAGAGTCTTTTTCCTCTTTCTTCTCCTCGAACCCATCAGCAATCAATTGGATTTCAAGTTCACTGCCCTCCTGAACAGTGTAGACTTGATTGCCTTTCTCGTACTTCTTCATGTTTTACCCCCTATTAAGCTGATTTATGAGATACATAGACACCATCTTTTTTAGTGTCCAGGACAAAAAGGTCGTGATAAAGACGGTTTTGGTACAGATAGCCATCCCCTTCCGTATGTTGACCAGGAGCGAAAAGATAGATTGAGTTGAATTTAGCTTTTGCGATAACTGCTGGCTTAGCAACGATCAAAAAGTTGATATCTTTACCATCTGACGCTTTGACAAAACCTGTCGTAAAGTCAAACTTAGTCTTGAAACGTGCATCATCCCAAACTTCGATGATTTGAACTCCATCAAGCGAAGTGACACGGGTGTCAATGCCTTGAGGTGATGTAGTGGCGATTGAGCGTGTGAAGTCTTTAGAGCGTTCTAGGAAGTCCATTACTTCGCTTGAAACGTACATAACGATATTTTGGGCGCCGTATTTACGAACTGGCAAAAGGGCAGCTTTCAATTTAGTGTAGATGTTCACTTCTGACAAGTCAGTTTCAGACTTGAAGTGTGTACCTGTGATAGCTTCTGTTGCAAGTTTAGAAAAGCGGTAAGCGTCAACTTCTGGAGTTGCGTGCTCAGTGATGAATGTGTTAGATACGTTAGCAGCTGAAAGTTCTTGGTTTGTTTCATCTACGTCTGCAGAGTCTACAAAGAACTCAACGTCACGGTCAAAACCGAGAGTGTAAACTTTCTTGTCGTTTGAAACTGTACCAGCATTGTAGCCCTTAGAGCGTGTGTGTGCCTTATAGCCTGTTACAGAGATTGTCGGCAATTCGAACGATTTAGCGCCCAACCAGTTTACCTGTGGTGTTTCCAAAATGCTTGTGAGGGCACCTTGCATCAATTTCTTTTCAAATGTGCCCTCGTGTTTAGTGATGTAGTTAATTGTCATTGATTATTCTCCTATCAATTTGTTAGTCCTAGAGCCTTCAAAAAGGCATCTCCTTGATTTGTTTCAGCCGTTGGGTTGCCTCCGACTGAAAACGTTGGCTTCTTCTCCTCAGCTTGCTCTGCGTGACCAAATTGAGGATATTTCTGCAATACTTGGCCGATAGCATCCTCAATAGATACCTCGTCTGTCACCAAGCGAGCAGATAGAGTGATGACATCGTCAACAGACTCAGCATTTACTCCCAAAGTCAGAGCTGACAGTTTCGCTTCCAGGTTCTTTTTATCCGACAAAGCAAGTTCTAGCTCTTTCTCTTTAACAGCAAGCGCCTCTGACTGTTTCTCAGCCTCGCTCTTTTGCGAATCCTTCCACTCTTTGAGCTGTTGGAGTCCTTCCTTAGCGCTCTTGATGTCTTCAAATCCTAGGCTTTTGAAGATTTTTTCTTGTGCTTTCTTGGACTCCTTAGCGACAAGGCCAGTCACTTCTTCCTGAGTGAATGTCTTGATAGGCTGCTCTTGAGTTTGTGACTCAGTGTTTTCTCCAGCATTGACTGGCTGGTCAGTTTGTGTTTGAATGTCTTCTGGCATTCTTCTGTCCTCCTAAAATTAGGTCTTATCTTCCGTTCTTTACCGACTGCGGATAAAGTCGAAAGCGCCCAGCGGGTAACGATCCCGCAAGAGGTAAGAAATAAGGATGAAACAACCTCTTATCCAAAAATGAGCGCAAAATAAAAACCGCATGAATTCTCATACGGTTTCTTATAACAATTAAATAGCAGTCTATTCCTGCCAGCCAAGATGTCGGATCACCTCCTAATCTTTAATGGCACGATTTGAAACCTTGGCGTAAATATCCACATAAGTCTCTTTCTTGTCTCCGTTATGTGTGATTTCTGCATAATCTCCACAAGGTTCGCTTGATGTAATTGCGTTCGTACTAACAAGAGCTTTCCAGTTTTGCAGGGTCTTGCTAAACCAAACTACAAAGCAGTCTTCTGCTTTGATCTCACGTCCTGACAAACGTGAAAATTCTTGTGATGCCAACTTTTTTGCTTTTTCTAACATTTTTATTCCCCCCTTTCTTCTTGAAAAAAAGCGCATTGTGAGTTATAATTTAGATAGTAAATAGAGGTTTTCCATCTCCCCTTGAAACAGATTATTCTGCGGTAGGAGGTGGGACACCTCTATTTTTCTTTTGGTTCTAAAATATCAATCAACTCATCTGATCTCTTCAGTACGGCTATATTTAGCCCTCGACGACCAGACTTATAGATTTCTTCTAACCTATTTGCGATTTCTTGTTCAGCTAGCGGAGTTTTAGTGATATCAAACACAATATTTTCAGCTTGTTCCTTCGCTTTTTTCGATGCATTATCAAAAACATTCTTCCCGCTTCCAGAAATCTCTTTTAAATCAAATTTCATACCATCAATCAAATAGTCAGGAGTAGGGATATCTTTTGGATAATTAACTCTTGGCGCCATTTGAATATGCTTCCCAAACGTTTTAGATAACCATTCTCCTACTTCTTTCTCTCTTTGGGAATAATCTAGCACTACATGTTTTCCATCAACTTGATATTTCTGACCGTTATGTTCCCAGAAATTCATTTCTGTGACCTTAGTTTTGCTAGGATCTACATTTGACAGCCATTTATCTTTTACAGAAATATAAGACTTATTGCCAGCAGGTTCGACGCTTGCTGGTTTTTCATTTTTCTTGAAGAGTTTTTCTCTAGCATAACCACGATGAAGAAACGGCTTGTCTTTTAGAAAATCACGCATAGTACTCTGCTGAGTACGTATCTTACTCTTGTACTTGCTTATCAGTTCCTTGTCGCCTAATTTGTTAGCAACATGGAGTTTTTCTTTACTATTTCTTATAGACCGTTCTAAAGCTCTTTGCTTAGCTTGTGCATTAGCATTCGCTATCGCCTCGCTAGGGCTTATATCCTTGACATCTGGCCCTAAGTCCGGCAATTCATTGAAGCCCACTACAAAAGGCGTTATATCATGACCACAGTTAATACCCAGACACCCAGCGGGCGTACCGTAACCGTGGTCAGCCATAGAAAGTATTGTGATACCGTCTTCCTCTCTTTGAGGGCCGTAAGTAACAATCTGATGTTGCAAGGGTGCGCAAGCCTCTCTAGCAGTGGCTTTTTTTGAGAAATAAAAGGTATCGATGTCAAACTCTTTAGCTGGGGCAGTTCTCATCTCACGAAAAGCCCGCTTGACCGTTGACCTTATGATAGTTCTGGCGTAGCTATCTGCTTTCCATCGCTTGCCTTGACTATCAGTAAAACCATAAAAACCCTTTTCGAACCACTTCATAATAGTTTCATTAAGCGCTCTCTCTGGTGTTGTAATGCCAGTTACGACCTTACCCACGCTTTCCTCGATAACTGATTGAAAGACACTTCTCACGCTCTCTGGTAGCGTTGAATTGATAAGGTTGTTCACATCTCCCAGAGCTTGGTTAGCATAACTTGCTAGGTTGTTCTGGATTTCTGTATCATCGGTTAGATCGTCAGCTCCCAAAGTCTCTGCTAGCTGGTCTCTAGTAGTTTTATAAACCTTGTAGCCCTCACCTTCGATAACGTGCCGTAGTTGCTTCTCTGCAATCCCAGAGTATTCAGCAATCAACTTCACATTTTCCTCATTGAGTAGCCCCATCTGATTCATCTTCTCAAGCTGCCAGATGTAAGGATTTTCAGCAAGACTCACAGACCCACGCTCTAGCAGTCTGTCTACTACTTGGTCAAAAAGTTCAAGGGTTAATTTATGATAAAGCTCGGATACTTGGCTAGCGTCTAGTGTGAGTTGCTGGTCATTCAGCTTTACCAATTCCTTTTTCAGCACCATACAACCCCTCTCCCATCACTTCCACCGCCTTCTTCGCAACTGCCCTCTGTCTTAATGACGGACTTTGCAAGCTCAAAAAGTCTCTTGTGCCTTGCATGAATACCTTTGCTGGATTGGGTGAAACAATTCTTTTAAAAAAGTTCTTCATGCTTATTCTCCGTAGATGTCAATATCCGTCTGGTCACGCTCGCTATTTGCTTCATCTAGCGTGTTACCGTGAACTTTACTTTCAATCTTGATGGCTTCATCTGGCGTCACATTTAGCACTTTTTCAATAGCCATCGCATGAGTTCCAAAACCGGCTGTCACTACCTTAATCCAGTAGTCTAGTTCAGCATTACGATCAGTAAAGACCCCGTCGTCTAAATTAATGCTGATTTCGTCCATCGTTGGAACGCTGCCTTTATACAAATCGTAAGCAATAGCAAGCTCAATCATTGAAATGATAAGCTCTTTTAGTGCTTGTTCTACAAGGCTTACAATGCTGTTACGCATTTGGTAGGTATCAGAGTTTTCACTGACAATCTCTGTAGCTGTCTTCATGCTCTTGCCGTCAAACGAGAACATGCCAGCCGATACACCTATCTGCATCTCAAAAAGGGCCAAGCCCTCGTTAATAGCCTTGATGTAGTCATCAGATCGAATAGGTGTAGTTAAGTCTGTAATACCTACGCCTTTGTCCATATCCCCATTATCAAACTGCTCATAAACATTCTGACCAACGTCAAACTCTCGCTTAACTACAACCTTTTCGCCATCTTGATTGTACTGAGTCTTGATCGTCTGAGTAGGCACAGCTACACGACGCTGACCCATCTTGACCTCCCACATAAACTGATCATAGGTCTCATTGAGAAAATCAATCGTAGTCTTTGCATTATCGAAGATAGACAACCCAAGCGGGCTGTTTATGTCCTTGTTGTTCATACCTGGAGTCTTTAGGTAGGTAAATAACGGACGGCTTAGGCCGTTAACATTAACCGTCTCCTCTAAATCCTCGTAAAGCGTAGACAGTGGCACTCTAGTCCCTACCGTGTCCTGACTATCAGACTTGTAGAGCTCGTTCGTGATCGTGTATCGCTCGCCATCTTTCCATTCATGAAATTCAATAAGCGTGTAATACTTTTGTTTCTGCCCCTCTGATTTGGTTGTCTTGGTCACAATCGCAGCACTGGATACATCCTGAGTGTTTGATTGTAGTGGCAGGAAGACAGGCGCTTGTACGAACGATACCCGCACCTTGCCATTATCAACATATGGACGCATAGCAAGCCCTCCAAGAGCTAAACAGCTCTCTAGGTACCGTTCAAAGTTCTTGATAAAGCGGTCATTCTGTAGCTGTTGCTGAATGAATTCATTAGCTCTCTCATCATCTACCTTGATTTCAGCCTGCTCGTTGAATACCAGGCTTGCAATCTTCTTAGATGCTGTTCTGCCTACTGGTAAATGGTTGAAATCCCGCTTTTGCTTTGTGCCGTTGCTGTCCTTGTACTCAATCTGTGGATAACGACCTGCAAAGTATTTGAGGTTCTCTCTGATACGGTCATACTCAGCACTAGACACCGCTATCTTAGGATGGTCTGTTATGCTCGTTAAGTTTTGTGTAGTCATCACATACTTACTCCTTGTAAAGAAATTCTTGATAGTTTGTACTATTCCCATTGTTAGCTCCTTTAGGCTTTCAAATCTAGCTCTCTAGCGTTGTCCAGGACAAAGTACTTGAACTCATCTACCGTGTGGTCATCTTCTTTGATAACTTTGGGCTCATCCGTGTTCAGTGACTTGTCATCATATCGGTACATCTTATGCTCCTCAACAAAGACCTTGTTAGCAGGTATGTCGAGGTAGTAGAAACGTCCCTCTGCTAGTAAGCTGATTACCATGTCAATCATGGTCTGATTTTTCTTTTTGGCCACGGGGCGCCATCTTTCTCCGTAGTCCTTAAAGTATTGATTTCTCAATGCGCCCTCAGCGCTGTCAATGGTCATCTTGAGCTTCGGTACTCTGTAGGTCTTCATGACCTTGTCTATGAAGTCATGGATCATTACAGTGAGCTCGCTAGGTGCCTTTTTGACAGTCTTGCCAGCTGGGCTATAGTAGAAAGTATCAAGCAAGATAACATTACCCTTGGCAGTTAATCCATAAGCTCCACAGGCCGTGGCTGATTGTTGGTGCCCTGTATCCAAGGCAAATGATATACCGATAAGCCTATCGTCTTCTGGCAGGCTCTCTAGTGGCTTAAAGTAGTTCATGTTGTACACATGATTACCAAGGCCGATTACCTCGCCTAAATACATCCAGCGGTAATAGTCTGGGTCGGTCTCTTTGTACCGCTCTATCTTCTCGATCATTTGCTTAGACAGAAAGCCTAGCTTATCATCCAAATAGGTGCTGTGATGTATCATGTAAGTAGGATCACTAGCTTTCTCTGCAACCCACTCATTTATCCAGTCATAGGGATTGCGTGGTGGGTTGTAGGTGAAATAGACCTTGACCTCTTTGCCATTAGGCAGCTCTTGACGGATGAAAGTATCCTCTACGATGTCAATGTCTTCACGACCAGCAAATTCTGCCAACTCCTCAAACCATACAGACATGACATAACCTTTGGCTATCTTCTGCGACTTGAGTTTCATTGGATCGTCTACACCGTAGAAATAAAAAGCCGTCCCTGTCTGTTTATGGGTTATCTGTAAGGGAGATTTCCCAAACTTAAACTGATTGGCTATCCCCATCTCATAGATGGCCCATCTTATCTGCTCATATACTGACATCCTCAGGTACTTTCCGACTTTGCGCAAAACTACCACGTTGCCCATAGGATCATTGATAAAGTCATTTACAAGATCAATAGAGACTACAGATGACTTAGTAGAGGCACGCCCACCTTTTAACACTACATGGCTTTTGAGGGTGTATAGGACGCTATCAAATACTGGGTTAATCAGTTTGGCTAGGTTCAGTATCGCCATTGTACTCACTCCTATCAAATGTAAATCCAGTAATGACTGTGTCATCCTCATCATTAGAGCCTAGTTGAGCCTTGAGGTTATCAATTCTCAAGCGTTGCTCCTCTGTGACCAGTGGTGACCGTGTCAATTCATCATAGGTCTTAATCATGCCTTTAAGCTCTGACTGTGCCCTTGCTATTGCAGCTAGAGCCTTGCTTTGCTTATCCCATGCTGTATGATGTTCATAGCCTGTACCAGCCTTTCCTGTGCTTATGACAAAGGTACTTGTATCCTCTACATCTTGGACAAATAAAATACGCTGAGCATGCAGTAGGTTAGCATAGGTCAGCGTTATATTTTCCCAGAGTATATCTATAGGCTGTTTCTCTGAAACCTCTTGAGCTATCTCATAGACCTCTTGAGGCAGATACTTAGCAAACAAACCATGTTTCACTGCTTTTCTATTTCCAACCGGTCCACCCTTTGCATTCTTATTCCCTTTGGGTGCACCTCTTGTCTTTTTGGGTGCACCCTTTTTCTCACGGAGCCAGCCATGCCTTTTTTTCCACGACTTAACCGTATTGAGGGAAACAGAATACTTGTCAGCTATGTCTTTATACTTCATTCCAGATTCATAATCTTTACGTGCTAATTCATGATTTGTCATGACCTCCTCCCTCAAATTGTCGGTTTTGTGTAAAATAAAAGGCCACACTAATTGTGTGACCACAGCTCTATAGTTTGGTTTTCATCAGACCAAGGGAGAGCTACTGCCTGAACTTAATGGAAACAGCAGGAATCGAACCTGCGACCAAACCATCTCAAACCTAGGACTTTCAACGAGATGGAGGAGTCAAACCTTATGTTTCCGAAAAATGAGAGGGGAGGGCTCAAACCTCCAAGGCCATTACAGCCCCCTGATATTACAGGTAACCATCTACCAATTCTGAGACCTCTCTTTTCAATTCTTGATACTACCATTCTAACAGATTATGAGTGCAGTGCACACCAAGATTACCCAGACTTATCCAACGTTTTTCAGAACGTTCCAAATTATTCCAAATGTTCTAAAATTATACTCAGTTCTTCAATAGCCATCTTACGCATGCTGTAGTATGAGCTCTTGCTGATAGCTAGCTTGTCACAGATGTCATCTACATACAGCTTAGTAATGTAAGTCATTCTAAGGACTGACCTATGCTTTGGATTTTTTAGCTTGTTGATGAGTCTACCAAGTTCAAGTTTCCTGTCAATAACTTCCTTGGTATCTTGCTCTATCGCCTCTTTCATCACAATAAGCTGAGTATAGACATCATCAACCTTTTTGGCTTGACCGCCCTTAACTTTGTCTGCTGTCCACTTGGGGCTTGAGAGCAAACCTGCCTCAAGCTCATTGATTTCATCTATACGGCTTTGAATGTCCATATCAAGATTTTGTAGCTCATTTAGGAGCTCTTTAGCCTTGTTCACTCTCCGTCTCCTTTATGGTATAATAGTCTTTGCGAGAAAACTATTAGCTGAGGCAGAGAGTGCCTTGGCTTTTTTGTTTTACCAGATAATATGTATCTTCTTATCAGAGATATATTCCTGTCCTGTGAATAGGTTTTTAGAATGAGTTAATTGATGCCCGACTGAAAAGCCCTTTCCAAGCCGTTCTCTTAACATTTCCAATGTTCTTGTGTCGTCTAATCGACGTTGGAGGTATTCGTCCTTGACTGACATCACAGGGATTAGATAACCCGTATATCCTTTTTGTGCCGACACTTTGATTTTATGCTCAAGGTCGTACTCTTTAAAGTAGCGCTCAAACCACTTAGCATGACTTTCTGAGCTTATTTCCTGTATTTCATCAAACAATGTCATTCTTCAATCCCAGCCTTTCATTATTCAGCATGTAGCCCTCTATGGTAATTTCATCAAAGGCACCTGTAGGCTCTCCAATCCAGTGCCTCATGATTTCGACTTGATGAGTAATAGAGGTGATGATGTAGAACTTACCATACTCGTCTTTGACAGTGGTAATGCTCACTTGCCTCTTTTTCTTCTGCTCTTTTAGGCTCTCATCATAAGCCTTGGAAAAAGCCCTAGTAAACATCTTCTTACGTTGTCGCTTGTTCATTGGTTGCCTCCTACGCTTTTACTACTGGGAAATGAATGTCTCCAATCACTAGAGAGCCTACGCTGTAATAATAGCCATTATGCTCTGCTTCACAGTTGGCAATAGCTACAGGGTTCTGATTGTGGAAGATAGTTACTTTGTTTTTATAACCTATTCCCCAGTGGTCAGGGATTTCTTTAGGGTTGCCAATTTCAACATCAGTAATCACAGCGTCAAGCGATACATCTTGGAACTCCCCACCCGCTGAGGCACAGCAATCACTTTCAGACATTTCAATAGTGACCCTTGTGCCATCTTCAAGCTGTAGAAAATCTTTATCCCATTTCACGATACGCTTATAGAGTAACAACTCTTTAAGTTCTTCCAGTGAGCCGTATCTTGCATTTTCCCAATCAGGCTCATAGTAGTTTGGTAGTTTAATAGTTTCTGTCATCATTCAACCTCCTTTGTTCCCGGATCAGGCTTCAAAATAATTCCATTTATTTTTGAACCCCTACCACCGCTAATTCTTATTTTTAAATCGTGCCCATTCGCAATGCGTTCAAAATCGTTTTTAGATAAGAAAATTTCAAGTATACTCATCCTTCCACCTCCTCAACTTCAAATAACTGACTATTAAACACTTCTCCAAACCCGGCTTCTTCAAGCTCTTTGCGGGTGTGGTATAACCTTGCATGCTGAATTTTACCATCATTTCCCATGTAAAAATTTTCAGTTATCAAATTATATTTTAAAAATCGAAAATTAGAAGCCATGCCTTTCACCTTCACCAAATACCGCTTTTCCTGTTCGATTTTATAGCCATCCAACCAAGCACGGGCAAAAACTTCTTGATTGCTTGTACTTTTTAGCCAATCAATACATTCGTCTGATAGTCTGTTCTCTTCCCACGAAACTGGATTTAGAGCAAACGATAAGTTTACAAAATGCTCAAATACTTTACATTTATTAATCCAATCCGCCACAAATTCTGGGACTTGCACTTTTGGTTCATCGAGTTGTTTTAATTTGTCTATCACACTTTTTGTTTTTACTGTTTCAACAAAATTGCTAACTCGTTCATACTCTGCGATCAACTCTTGTTTATTCATCTAGCTACCTCTTTTCTTCAAATATTCTGGTATTTCATCGCCAACCTTGATGGCTTCGTACTGCTCCCTAGTCACTAGAAACTTACCATAAGCCTCTGCTGTAACCGTGTAGCGTCCCTCTATGATTTCCTTGTCTGTGATTCTTCCGTGCATTTCAGCGCCTGCATTATCGACCTTGTAAATAATCGTTTTAGGCTGGTTTTCAAGCCTTTTAATTTCTTGTGCTTGGTTTACAACTTGAATATTAAGGGCGGTTATTTGAAAAATAGCAAGAAAAGCAAGGAAGTAACTAAACCATTCTTTTTTAGTCATGTTTCCCCCTTGAACTAAATACCACTAGTAGGGTTAGTAAGAAACCTACCAACCAGAAAACAATAAGCATAAGAAAAAGAATATCTAATAAATTCATATTTTTCCTTTCTAGTCTATACAAACCAACCGCCGGCCTTTATTCTGGTTTGTCCTTTTTTTATAAGCCGGCGTACCGTAAAAACTTATTGTTTCTACTTTTACATTCAAGAGTTCAGCAAGTTCTTTTTTCGTTCCGATTCCTAAAAATTTTTCCCCTCTATAAAGAGCATAAATATTTTCTTTGTTCATTACTCCACCCTTCATTTAATCGAATGTCCTCCTAATCATTTCTTTTTTTTCAAAAAGTTATATACAACTCCCCCCCAAAAGCAAGACCACATTAGGTCTGATAAAGACTTAAGGAATTGTGCTACTGTCATTCTGTTACCTCCTCAATCTAAAATTTCTTTGGTTTATTCCTTTTAAAAATAGGGTTCTTCTTTTCTTTCTTTTTCTGCTTGTGATATTCACTGTCTTTATTGAAGATAATATCTTCATCTTCAATCAGTTCAGGAATGAAGTATCTAGATGGGTATCGTTCAGATCGTTTCATCCCTCAACCTCCTAAATTGCTAAACGGGACTTCCCACTGATAATCATCATATTCATAGCAAACGTTTTTGATGATTTCACCTTTGGAAATTTCAATTTCCTGCGTGAATTCCATGCCACACTCAAACGTAAAAATTTTAATATCAACATCAAACTTACTTGAGATTTCTTGATAATTTTCTGGAATAGCACTCCATGCTTGCTTGAAATTATCCAGTTCAACGATACAAAATTTTTCTTCAAGCCAAACTTCTATTTGATTTTGGTCAATAAACGCTCGTCTTGTCCCATTAATGTAAAAATAGGGAGCTGTGTTGTTGAATTTAAGCAGAGTGCCATCATATTCATCTTCTAGTGTCACAGTGTCGTTTAATAGCATTTCTTTCAATGCTGATGTAATATTTTCGCTTTTTCCTCTTAATTTAAGAGATCCTTTGGCCCAATTTGGCATTATCGCTCCACCTCCAACAATTCTGGATTTTCGTAGATGTTGCTGACGACAGAGTAATCATTAACGAATTCATTCAATGCTCCACCATAACCACAATCTTCGTTTGTATTTTGAGTACAGATCCACATTCCTTCTTTGCTAGAAACATAAACATAAACAAACTCAGCTTCTTGTTCATTCCCTTCATCGCATAAGATATCCCCCTCAAAGATTTCTTTGCCATTCTTGTCCTTGCCCACTTTCTGTTATTGCGAAAGTATCTTTAAACATTTCTTTTTTTGAGCTATCCCACGCTCTAAATTTTGGTATCATCTTGCACCTCCTCAGCTTATCTTATGGCTTTCCAAGCCCCCAAAATCCTTACCAAGATTGACAAAATAAGAACCAATCAAGATAGCATCTGCTTCATCATCTTTTACTTGTTTCTTAAATTTTACTGATACGGTATCTACAGCTTGTTTCTTCATTGATTTTTTACTTCGGTCTTTATAGCTGAATTTCCAGTACTTGCGCCAAGTCGACACGTTCACGAAGTACACATTGTCAGCGACCAGTCGTCCAAGAATGATGCCTGTCACAATTCCAATGCTGATCATAGACTGCTGATTTGGTCCCATGACCGAGTTCTTCTCGACTACAATCGATTCAAAATGGCAGTCGTACTTCTGGAGTGCTCTCGATTGAATCGCTCGCAGTTCGCTAGCCATGAAGCGCCCACGTTCAAAGAATGACTTGCTTTTATGCTTTAAGACACCACTCTGGACGAGGTCAGAGCCATGAAATACGGCCCATCCTGTCGCAGAGGTTGAAATGTCTAGCGATAATGTTAGATTCTTCATTCTAGCTCCCCTCTCAATCCACAGAGGTCAAATAGATTTTGTTTGTTTAACTCAATATATTCAAAAAACGCTTGTAGTTCGGCAAGTTTTCTTTTGTCTCTCTTGACACCCAGACTACTATGATACTCAGTAGCCTCATTAGGTACAGCCCTAATGTCTAACCAATAAAGCGGCTCAAAGACATCCCCGTTTTCATCAAGAGACGGCTCTGCGTCCTGGTTGCGAAAGACCATTTTTATATCATAATTAATCATGTTTTTTATCGTGATTTCTTTATCTTCAATTTCAATTACGATTGATGTTTTTGGTACGTTTATTTTTGTAATCATTGATGTCGTTTCTCCTGTTAAAAAGTTTAGTTTGCAAGGGATAAACCTCATTTAGCGTAGTACCTGTTGCTTGACAATCTTTTTCAATCGTCTCTAAGCACATCACAAATTTTACGCCATTTTTTGATTTGTCATAATGTGGATAAGTGTAGCCGTCATTTTCTATCTTGGATACAATCTCATCTCTGTTTTTGGGTTCATACGTGACCCAGTCAGACCAATCCATCAGCACCTCCTAGAAAGGTAGGTCATCATCTGAGATGTCCATAGGGTTTGAGCTGCCAAATGGAGAGTTATAGCCTGATGAGGAATTATTAGCAAACTCACTCTGTGCAGAGCCTCCAGGGTGCCAGTTGCCACCTTGTGAGCCGTTTCCGCTCTGGTAGTCGTTTCCTCGGTTCTGCTGACCACCTTGGCTGTTACGACTTTCTAGCAAGGCTACGCTATCTGCCACAACTTCTGTCACATATCGACGTTGTCCGTCCTTTTCGTAGCTTCTGACCTGGATACGCCCTGTAATACCGATTAGGGAGCCTTTGCCACAATACTCAGCAATGATGTCAGCTGTGCCACGCCAGGCTTGAAAGTTGATAAAATCAGCCTCACGCTCTCCGTTTTGGTTCTTAAAATTACGATTGACGGCAAGGGTACCCTGCAACGCTGAAACGTTGCTAGGGGTCTTGCGTAAGTCGGGAGCAGCTGTTAGCCGTCCTACTAGTGTAACGTTGTTAATCATCTGTTTTGTCCTTTCCAGCGCTACGTTCACCGACTAAGTAGCCAAGAAATAGCCAAACTAGAGCCATGCCTACACTTTTGATAAATTCAATCATTTCTTTCTCCTCCTGGATTTCTCCACCACTCAAGCAAGTCATCCTGATAGTCTTTTATAAATTGCTCAAACTCTCCAAACTTGAGGATAGCCCAGCGTAAGCGGTGCATATCCTCTCCACCTCTTGAGCAAAAACCGCTGACTCTGAATACTGGGGTAATGCTATCCACAATATCAGGAGCGAGGTTATCAATATTGACTGTTGGCTCCATCTGATAGCCAAGGTCTAGGATAAACTCATCTCCCAGGTTATGGATGACCTGTAGTCTCTTGCCGTCTGAGTAGATTGATACACTGTCAGATACTTTTCTAATTTCCATGTTCAAGCCACCGCTTTTCTATAAGCACGCCTTCTCTATTGCACTTCTTACAATGCCAAATTACTGGTTCATCTATAAAATGTTCAATATAGCGTTCGTCACAATCCATGCAATAGTATTCTATTCCTCTGATTTCCATACTTATCTCCCCATAGACTCTGGAGATACATCCCAAGATTTTTCTATCTCCAGTTTTCTTTTTTCGCCATACAAAGTAGCTAATAGGTTCTCTATTTTGCCTATTAACTCATCAGGCACCCCATATTCAGCCAATTCTTCTGAAATTTTTTCAATTTCTGTCATACTTACCACCCGTTCTGCTCATTAAGTTCAGCTTGCGTCAGTGGCTCGATACGTTGATAACCGCTGACCTGGTAATTTGTCTTATGTTCAAATCCTGCTTGAGCAAGCGCCACCTTGAAGCGGTCCTTTTCAGCTGTACTTATAAAATACACTTCAAGGGTCATTTTTTGTGTGTACCGTTTTGGCTCGTTCTCAACCCCTCTCAGCTCGTTTTGAGCATTCTGGGGGATTTGCCCGCCCTCCAAGATTTCGCCTGTCTCTGGGTCAATCTGTGGGGTCTTCGTTGATTTCTGAGCCTGTTCCTGCTCTTTAGCTTGCTGAGCCGCTAACTGTTGCTCTCTTTCTTGTCTAGCCCGCTCAATTTCTTGCTTTTGCTTTTCAAAGGCGTAGTCAGACTTGATTTGCTCCAGGACTTCCAATACAGTCAAGTCACGTAGCATACGGATATAAGGCTGGTCAGTCATACCGTACTCAGCACATTGTCCTGAGATGGTTGCTTTTGCTTTCTCTAGCTGTTGCTGGCTCTGGTACTCAAATGTAACCATGTCATCAAGTGATTTCATTGTGGTTTTCTTGAGCGTCACGCCATCTGCCATAAAGTCGCTGGCCTTGATGTGTTCTGTAGCTTTTTCGTCGAAAATCCGAGGATCTAGCATATACTCAGCCGATTTATTAGCCAAGTAGCTCTTGACTGTATCCAAGCGGACAGCTTTTTGATGATCTTCAAATTCCTTGACATCATTTGCAATCTTGTTGATGACATCGTCCATAGGCTCGCTGGTGTCCTTGATGTACTTATCAAATTCATCAGCCGATTGAGACAGTTCACGCTTAATCTTGATACGCTCATCAGAAATCTGCTTCTTGAGCTTGCGTAAATCAGCCAGCACCTGCTTATCTTCCTTGATGGTTCCAGCTGTGACTGTGTAATTTTCGTACTTAGCTACAACCTCGTTGATATTTTGCTCAAACTTCTCACGGTCAATGATTTCAACCTGTGCCTGTGTTACTTTTACTTGTAATTCTTGCATGTTGTCCTCCTAGTATTCTAGTTCGCCGTCTAGTAGCTCCCCCTGTACTGGTTCCTCAACGGGGTCAGGGGCTTCATCTGCTGTGTAGGCTGTCTCATTCAGCTTGCCTTGTTCAGCTAGCTTAGCTTGTTGTGCTTTAGCCTCGTTGAGTCTACGCTCTAAGATTTCCTCACGGCTTTCTTGTGGCTGTGGGGTGACATCTTTAGGCTCTCGTAGTTCGTCCGCCTCATAAAGCCCACCTAGTTCATTTGGGAAAGCGTTTCTCAAGGCTGTTACTAGTGCTACTTTGTGTATCATGACAGCTGGCTTTTCGTCCCATGTGTTAGGCTTGTTTTCTTTGCCATATTGGTTGATTTTTCCCTCTTTTCTGATTTTGGAATTGTCATATTCAGAGAATGTCACTTCTGCTTTTGTTGGATGTGTACGGTCTTTTCGGTAGACTACCGCCCAAGCCCCAAGAATTTCTGCGCCTCGTGGCAAAAAAGCACCCTCAGACCGTTGGATTTCTCCGTCTTTTTCATAGATAATGCCTGAGTCCATGCCGTCAAATTGAGGGTGAGCATCAGCTTTTTTCTGAAATGCTTTTAGGGCTACGACAATTTGAGCTGGTTGATTGCCGTATTTGATAAAATAAATCTCTTTGGTGAACGGGTTTAGGTTTTGAACCCGTGCCTGAGCGATAAAATAAGCAAGTTCCTCATCACTGGCTTTGCCTTGTGGGTCAAGATACTTTCTGACAATCCCACTGGTCAAAGTCTGTGGGTTTTCTAAAAAGTTCTTTTCTGCCGTTTGAATGTCATTAGTCATCTTCTTCTCCTTATACTGTATAAAGCTCTTCGCCTGTTTCATCGTCACAAATTCCTAGACCGCCTAACGCTCTATAATTTTGTGCTACTTGATTCCAATAGCTCATATTTTGATAGTATGTTGATTCTGATATTTGTTCGTAACTCATTTTCTTCTCCTTTTTGTCTGTTTCATGTTCCAAATTTCACGCTTTAGACGGCTGTTTTTCTTGTTCAGTGAGATTATTCTGTCTTGCTGTTCATCGACAATCTCACCCAGGTTGTGGCAAAGTCTCTCATAGTACTTGCGCCAATAAGCATCATCCTGACAATTTACTTCCATATCACTCATCTCCTACAAACACCCAGCGTCCTCCTACGAATACCCAATCATCTGGATCACGGATCTCACGCTCTGGCTCAGGCTGTAAGTGATCACGGTCATAGTCAAAGGTTCCAAATAGTCCTCTGTCCATGTGAGCCTCCTTAATTGTTCATATTCTCATATACATCAATGAGACGTTGTTGGACTGCCACTGTGTCAGCATAGCGTTTGCACTCATACCCTAAACGGATATTCTCTTCTGAGAGCTCTCGCATGATTGCATTTTGTTTGCGCACAACTTCTTGTAGATCTCGCACTTGAGCTTGTAGCGTGCGGATATCAATCAAGGTCCCGCTGTGCTGTACTGGCTCATCTTCGTTGAAATAGTCCAGGTTAAATAAGTTTTTGATCTTTTCTAACATTATTCTTCTCCATCTTCACTAGCTAAGTATGTATCAATGGCTTGCTTTGGCGTTTTGCCGTCTAGCACGTCCTGGATAGCATGTGATACTTTGTGGATCGTTTCCATCGTATTTTCTAGTATTGCTCCCTCAATTCCTTTAGGTTCAATGAGCGCTAGCGTTAGCATCCCAGTCATTGCGATACCATGTAGATCTTGTTGTAACTCTTGGATGCGTTCAATGGTTTTGTTGTTTTGGTTTGAAGTCATTTTTTCTCTCTTTTCTTTTTTTATTTATAAGTACTAGTTTGTTGTTGGTTAGTACTTGTTATTTAGTTAGTGCCGTAGGCTTAGATTGTTGTATAGTTAGTACTTGTTATATAGTTAGTACTTATTAGGGGGCAATTTTACACATGGCAATTTTACACATGGCAATTTTACACATGGCAATTTT